CGAAAAGACTGGCCGACTCGCGAGGCTTGACCCTAGGGGCCTGCATGTTAAAGAGCCCCGGGCCTTACGTCGGGCTGTTAGCTCAGTTGGTAGAGCAGCGGACTTTTAATCCGACGTACCCCTTCCCGCGCCTTGGTTTTCTCAGTGATTCCGCGACGGGCTGCGTCAGCAAGCGCCTCGAAGCGTCTGCAAACGCCCCTTTTGAGACACGGAATGGGACACGGGCCTAGCCCGCCTCACTCAGCTATTCAAAGTCGTCCGGCACCCGCGTAGCAGGCGCTGCGATGGCAAGAACGACGTCCTCTAGGCGACGCGCGACCGCACGAGCGCTTGGGGTGTTTCATAGGCTTCCTTCACGCAAAAAAAGCCCCCGCCCTCTGGCAGAACACAGAGAGCGGGGGCACCCGTTGGAGGAGTGTCGAGGAGGGCCCCCGACGACATTGGTTAGGAAGGGCTGAGCTTCCAGTCGATTCGGCGCATCACTTCTTCGAATTCGTCTTCGCTCACGCCGTGCGCCTTTCGCCAGCCCTCGATCCAATGCAGGAGCGCGTCGGGGTCCCGAAGCAAGCGCATGAGCTCGGGCCAGGTTTTTTCGAGGTCGCGGTGAAACTCGGCGGCGAGGTCGTTCGGTGTGCTCATGGCTCATCGTCCTTCGGCGGCGGGCGTGACGTGCGGCGCAGTCCATAGGGCTCGTAGCGCCATTCCTCGAGGATGAAGCGCACCTCGCGCACCGTTTTCACAAGCCCTCGCGCAGTCAACCGGGTCGCCGCACGGGCTTGGTGGGACCGGGACAGCTCAGAGAGGGAAGTTTCGAGGTCTTCGAGTTTTTGAAGGGCGCGGATGTAGTAGCTCACGGGTGCGCTTCTCAGTACCCCGCACAGTCGAGCGCGTCAAAGAGCTCGGTGCCGGGGTCGCTTTTCGGGCGGGACACGTGGAAGTGCCCAAGCACTCCCGAAAATGTGGCGAGCTCGGCCTTGGTGAGCTTGCGGCGGATGAGGCGTCTGTTTCCATTGCGGGGGATTCGGCGGCGGATGGCGGGGAGCACCGTCCGCAGCCCTTCGTCAAGCGCGAGGAAGGCTTTGAGCTGCCATGGCGTGAACGCCGCAAATTGACGCAGCCGCCCGTTGAGCGTCGTCGTGTAGACGGGCCGGTCCCTTCCGGGGCGCGGAATGGCTTTCCCCGGCCGCCGGAAACCGTAGCAGGTGATTTCGGTGCCGACCGATCGCGGATTGACGTGACCCGCGTCAAAGGTATCGATTCGGGCGGGGTCCGCGAACTGCCAAACGACGCCCCACGAATCGATCAAGAACTCGACGCCAAGCCGTCGGCCCGTGAGCGTGCGGAACGTTTGCCGCGCCGTCCCTTCGCCCCCGGTGAAGTGGGCCACGTGAAGGTCGATTTTCTGCTTTTTGAAGCGGCGCCGCGCCCCCTTTCCTTCGATGAAGGTGAGGCCGTGGTCCTTCCAGGTGAGCACGGGAGCGGCGATTTCGATCCGCATGTCGGCCACGATGATGTCGCTCCCGTAGTGACCGGAGTCCGGGCAATAGTCTGTCATCGTCGTCGCCGTAACTTCTGCGCGATGCCGTCGAGGTCTTTTTCGTGGCGGTTGAGCGTGGTGTCGATGAGCCGCATTCGCTCCGGGCTCACGTGCTGACAGTCGCGCTTGACGCGCTCCACTTCGGCCTGGATCTGCTTCCGTTCCGCTTCGCCCAAGTCAATCCGGTTTTTCTGGTCGAGCAGTACCCATACGAGAATGGCCACCAAGGCCGGACCTAGAAGAGCCGCGGTCCACCATACTCCTCTGCCAAAGTCCGCGGCGCTTCGGAACCGGTCGATGCCCGCGCGGATGGACGGGCTGACGCGGATGCTACGTTTGCTTTCCGCCACGGCCGTACAGTGCTTGCAAGAGAAGTCGGTTTTCTGCTTCCACGGCCGCCAGTTGTTCCGCCAAGCGCGCAGCCCGGCGTTCGAGGAATTCGATTCGGTTTCGGGTTCGGTCCCGGGTGTCGTTCCGTCCTAGGACATACATGCGCTCGAGGTGGGTGCGGATGAAGCGCGTGAGCTCGTCCGGCACCGGGTAGCCGAGACGGTCGCGGATGGCGTCTTCCGAATCGTCGATGACGGTCATTCACTTTGGGTTCCCGGGGAAGTCGGATTCCAGCGGCGTGAGGCTTTCGGGCGGCGGCACGATGCTCGAGCTGTGCAGGAACTTGTTTTTGGTGGCGGAGTTTTTGGCCTTGATCAAGATGGGCGACGCCTTCCCGATAATCCCATGCAAGGTCGAAGCTTGGCTTGAGGACCCGGATCCGAGTTGCACGATGGCGCCCGAGCAGGTCACCTCGGCGGTGCTTTCGTCGCCCGCGCTGTTGAGGTAGATGGGGCGGCTCATTCCGTCGCGCAGGCGCTGCATGATGGTGGTCGCTTCTCGCGCGTCCCGGCATGAGACGATGGCGATAAACTCGTCGCCCCCGACGCGTCCGCAGTCGTCGGTCAACCGGAGTCGTCGCCGCATCCGCTCGGCCGTCTTTCGGAGCACAAGGTCGCCCGCGGCTTGGCCCCATCGCGAATTCACCTCTTTGAAGTCGTCGAGGTCGATCAGCGCGGCGTAGACTTGGAGGCCGAGGCGGTCGCTGAGCGCGATGGCTTTGGGGATGGCCTCTTCGACGCCTCTGCGGTTCAGCAGGCCCGTGAGCGCGTCGAGTCGGGTCAGCGCCTCAAGCTTCTTTCGCTCCTCGATTTCGTCGGTCTTGTCGATCTGGAGGCCGAACGCGCGATCGTCGGCGACCTTGCCCCTCGATTCGACCGCGACCCAGTGCCCGTCACGGTGCCGGTAGCGCATGACGGCAAGGTAGATGCCTTTGGGGTCTGCCTTGGCCCGCTCGAGGCTTGCGTCGACGTTTTTTGAGTCGTCCGGATGCGCGATCGAGCGCCAGAACTTGGGCCCTTGCGGAATCTCGTCCGCCGAGAATCCAAACGTTTCGCAGAACTTTGGGCTTGCCCAGCTCAGCCCCTCGTTCGACAGGTCCCATATCCAGCATCCGTCAAACGCGGACTCGTAGAGCTCGAACGCATCCCATCCGATTAGTTCGATGAGCTCCTGCCTCAGTCTGTCGCTGGCTGCTTCGATCTGGTTCATCTACACGTGCTCGCGGAACCATCGCCGCATTCGCTTCTTGGGCCACGTCCACGCGTATTCGCGCCAGAGCGCGTTGACGCAGCGCTCGATTTCCCGGCGGGGGTCGTAGGCCGCTCGGATGTTGACGAGCATCGCCTCACGCTCCCATCGCCAGCGGAACCAGGCGAGTCCGATCGGAAGCGGGAGCATCAGGTAGGTGAGCCAGAAGAGCACGTTCCACTTGCGCCATTGCGTCACGTGGACGCATTCATGCCGGATAAGAGTGACGTATCGGTACGGGTCGGCGACGGTCGTTGGGTACCAGATGGTGCGCCCGAGAGTGGTCCAGTAGTGAGTGACGAATCGCTTGTTGCCGACGACGCGAAGCAGGTGCCCGATGGCGCGCATGAAGCGGGAGCCGTCTTTGGGGCGAAGGCGCGCACCGTGCTCAGCGAGAATGGATTCGACGTCGAGAGAAGACGTCACAGAAACTGCCCCGCGGCGTATCCGGCTCCGCCGGCGGCGACGGCGGTCAAGACGATGGCGCCCACGCGTTTGAAGCGCTCGCGGCGGACCTGTCTCTTTAGCTCGTTCGACCGCTTCCGCTCCATGCTTGCCGCTTTCTTAAACAAGTCCGCTTGCTCGTCTCGATGGTGGAGGGCGACGCGAAGGGCGTCGATGGTCTGGTCGGACAGCTCGATGAGGTCCTGTTGACGGGCGATGGTGTCGTCCGCGGTGACGATGGTCTGTTCAAGGCTCCGGACGTAGGCGCGCATTTCGTCAAGCTCTTCTTCGGCTTCTTCGAAGGTCTGGGCCCGCGGCATTTGCGCGATGCGGCGTCGCTGCTTTTCGTTTTGGACGACGGCCGCGTCAAACTTCGCCTGGAGCACACGCACTTCTTCGGCCTTGACTTTGCGCTTGGCCTCGTTCGTGAAGGCGAGCGCGGCGGCTTCGTCTGCGCGTTTCGATTCGGCCATGGCCCGTTCTTTCACCAGCTCGATTTCAGCGCGGAGCATGCGGTCCTGGCGCCGGACCTGTGCGAGCTCGAAGAGCAGCCAGCCGATGGCGGCGGCGACCACGAAGGCCCCGACGACACCGAGCCAGCCTTTCCACGTCATGGCTTCGGAGGAGGTGACGACTTGACGGTTTTGACGACCACTTCCCCGGTCGGGCCTTGTCCGGGCCACTTGAGGGTGCCGGGCTCGTCCGCACGGCGAAGGATGCCGAGACGGTAGAGCACGCCCTGAACGCTGGCCCACTTGGCGTCATCGGCCTTCGATGGCGTGGCGCCGATGACGAGTGACACGATGACGGACACGGCCGCGGCGATTTCCAAGATGAGCGTAAGTCCACCCCCGGTGAACCACTCGATGACCTTTTCCATTACTTCCCCCTTTGTCGATACAGTCGCCATCGCCGAATGATTGGCAAGTGTTCCCACCAGGCGTGCGGCGTCATGTTCATGCTCTTACCAAAAACCTTCGTCCGGGCGCCGGTCCTGCGCTTTGGGTGAAATCGATCACTTGCCAGTCAAACGTCCGGTCGATGAAGTTTGAGGCATCCTCGTAGTGGTCGAGCTGGAGCGTGGTCGCGTCCGTAATTTCGAGCGTTGCTCCCGCGCAGGCAGGCCAGTTGGAATTAATGGTGCCGTCGCAACGGCCCGATGCCACCGCTCCGGGGCTGCCTGTGTGCATCGCGATGGATGCCGACGTATTGACCGATGAGATCGCGATGTCCTCTGGCAACGTGGTCACGCTGCCCACGTTTGTGAGAATCGAGCCCCGTTGCACCGTTTCACCGTTCGCGAACTTGACCACCCACCCGCTCCAGTCGATCGCGTTCGAGTCGGCCAAATCGCGAGTGACTGTGACCGTGGTTGAGTCGGTAAGGTCAACGCCCACGATGGCAGCGCCAGGGTCAGCGGCGTCCGTCGCCGGGTGCGCCGCTTTCCACGAGCCAAACACCGCCGTGTTGGCTGGCGTGACGGCAGTCACGGTGCCGGTGTTGCTGGTCACCGCCGCGCCAAGCTGAACGTCTACGGCTTCCGTTGTGAAGCCCCCGTTGATGGACTCGATCACGTAGTAGTTGCCGTCCATCGTGCCCTGTGGCGTGCCCGTGCGGTCGAGCGTGAGCTCGTCCACGTCGGTGAGGCGCGCCCGCAGTAAATGGTTTCCCGCGCCTTCCGTCCCGGTGCTTTGCATCGAGTACGCCAATGCATAGGTGTTGGCCAGCACGACGTTTTGACCGAGTGAGGCTGCGAGCGAGCCCGATCCGGATGCGACCTGAAACGTGCCTTGTTGAACGCGAACCTCGGCAGGGTTGTATTCGACCACATACACGAGCACGGACATTGACGAGTCCGTGTTGTCGCGCTCGACCACCAGGTCGCCAGACGTAAACCGGACGTTGAGCGCGTAGTTGTCAACATCTTGGAAATTGCTAGCAATGTCGCCAATGACGCGCTTTGAGACATACGGGACGCAGTTGGCCGTCGTTGGGCTCCCCGCAATGGCGACCTGCTCAAAGCCATCCCCGTCTGCAAGCGAAACCGTAACCGGCGTTATGGATGTGATCAGGCTCATCTAAAAGCTCGCGCATGAAGGCTCTGGGTCTGATACGGGAGATCCGTCGCACTCCCACACGTTGTCGGAAAACTCTGCATAACTGCCTGAGGAAGCCCCGAACCCATAAATCGGCGTGTAGAACTTGTTCCCGGTGGCCACAGCGTCAGGCAGGTTGTTGTTGAGGATGTAACCACCAGCGGCCCCAAGCCAGTTGTTGCTAATTGTGGCCCCCGTCGAACCCTCCTCGATCAAAATGGTTTGGCTCCAATGGAAGTTGCCCGGCTGCGAAGGCGGCCAATAGAAGTTGTTTCCGTCAATGGTGCAATTGGTGCAGCCCCTCATCTGAACGCCATCGGTATGACTGCCAGGAGACCAGTTTGTTCCGGGGTTGTTCAGATAAGAATCCTCAAGCAGCGTATCAGCTCCGTTAAACTTTACGCTGTCACTTCCGCAGTCGTGAATGTGCAGCCGCGTGAACCGATTCCCTGTGCCCAGGTCATACAAGCAGGAGGACGAGCTTCCGGGCCCGATCTCGCCGTCCTCGAGCACAACATTGTTGGATCCAGACTTTACCCATACCGTGTAGGAAGGCCCGCCCGTGGCGATGAAATTTCTCACCGTGACGTTGGAGCTTTCGATCTTCAGGTAGTTGAAGGTATAGTTTTCGTAGACGCCGGGTTGATCGATTGTTTGGCTGCCAAACGGAGTGAGAATCCCTGGGTTTGTCGGGCCGGTGTTGGCCTCGGTCGGCTTTGTAGACGCAACACACTGGTTGGTGCCCTGGTCGCACGCCTCTCCCGCAACCAGGCAACTGCCGCAGTTGACCGTGCCGCCACATCCGTTGTCCGCGCTACCACACTCAAGCCCGGCGCACGGGCTTGGCGTTGGCGTGCAACACACGCCGTCGTTGCACGTATCCCCGTCTCCAGGGTCGCATAGGCCGCCAGGATCGCAGCTCAACACTTGGCCGCAGTTGTTGGCCCACGAGCCGCAATTCTTGTCCGGGCTGTAAAGGTCCGCGCAGAAATTCGCGTTGGGCGTGCAGCATGTAAAGCTGTCGGTGCAGACTTCGCCTCCGCCGCAACCGGGGCTCGACGTGCAGTCGAGCGTGCCGTTACAGCCATCGTCAGGAAAGCCGCAGTCAAAGCTCGCGCACGTAAGCGGAGCACAGGTTGGAGTCCACGACCCTTCGGTAAGATTGGCCTGTGCCAACGTGTCCCCGTTCGCCCAAAGGCTCACGAACTCCAAAGGAAAAGTCGCGCCGCTCCGGAGCTCAAAGTCGTTTGCGATTTGCGTGTTGAATGTTTCGTCGTAGTCCTCGACGGTGGCGTCGTAAGTCCCGCCCGTGATGTCCACCGTAAACGTGACCTTGTACCAGGTGCCCACCTCCGCCGTGGGGCATGTGCCCCCCACGCAGCGGTAGGTTCCCGTAGCGTCGTCCCGCGCCTGAAGCTCAAACCCGCTTTCATCGTAAAGGCGTACCGCCGCCGCTTGGTTGACGAAGTCTTGGGCCGTCGAGCTCGAGAGCCCGACAAAGGCGTTGAGCAGTCCGTCTGTATCCAGGCTGGCGGCGCGGAACCACACAACCGCCGTGAGGTCGTCGGACGCTTCTTGCTCCGACTGAGAAAACGTCCAACTCGACTGCGTTTGAAGCTCTGCCGCAATGGGCGAAGTACCCCCAGTGCCGCCAGTACCACTAGTGCCACCAGTGCCGCCAAAACCGGACCAGGTTCCCGCGGACTCCTCGATGGCCCCAATATCCCACGACGCTCCAAGCGGTCGCGCATTTCCTCGGATGTCCCACGCAAAGCTGCCACGAGCCGCGCCGTTGTTTCGCTGAGGTCGGTCGATGAGCGAATCAAAGTCACTGATCGTAACGTCGGCCGGGAAGTCGCCAAGGCTCGTCGAATACGGAACGCTCTCGAAAAACGGATTTGCGATGCTGTATGCAGGCGTCGAAACCAGGTCGTTTACCTGGTCTGCCGGTGCGTATTGCGAATCGATCACTTCGCCCCAAAGGTTATCCGAAAACACTTGCTCCGTTGGGTTGTGTACGGTGCTGCTGCCGTGCGTGGTTTGAAGGTTGCTCGAAATATTGTTTGTGAAGTCGCTGTTCGTGATGTTGCTGTGGACGAACATCGATCCATAGCCGCCACCACGCGCCCGGCCCCAGACGATATTGTTGTGGAACTGAAGATTGTCTGCGTCCCGCACGGAGACGACAAACCCGCCTGTGTACGGCGTATAGAAGATGTTGTTGACGACCGTGACGTTGTTCGCGATGTTTCCCGACTGCGTGTAGTCCTGGATAAAGAACGCGGCACTGCTGTAAACGTTGTAAACAAGGTTGCCGAGGATGAGCGAGTCGTCCACGCCAAGGATGAGCTCGATGCCGTCCGAGTGGCCGTTGTAACAGGGGCCGGTGCTGTTGTCCGTCCCCTTGCCGTACAGACCGTGGATCTTGTTATGGGCAAAGATGACGTTATCCCCGACTTGCTGCTGGATACCGTCCTCGGCAACGTCGTGCATATCCACGCGGTCGATCACGAGATAGTTGGCGTTGACTGCCGCCACGAGGTTGCAGGTGCCTTCGGTGTGAATCCCGCCCGACTCGCCGTACCCGCCGTCAATTTCTAGGTTGCGCAGGACGACGCGATCGGTTTCGTCCACCGCAACCACGTCTTGCGGCGTTCCCGCGCCGAAGAACCCGCCATCTGCCGAGAACACGAGCCCCTGCTTTTCCTGGCCGTCAATCGTCCAGTAGTCGGTGTTGATGTCCACAGGACCAAAGATGGCCTTGCCCTGCCCGAGAATGGTCTGCCAGCCCGTCTCGGTCCCGTGGCTGTCCTCAGTCGCTTTGCGGATGACAATGTTCTGCGTTCCGGAGTTGGCCACGCTCCACGTTCGCGTGAACGAGTTGTCGTAGTCGCCCGACGCGACCCAATACGTCGTGTCACGCACCATTGGCGAGGGGAGCCCCGCCCTTGCGTTGTCCCAGTCGGTTCCGTTGCCCGCGCCTCGCGCCACCGCCGCGACGTACACGTCGTTCGACGGCGTGTCGCTGTAGCTGAAGCCTGTGCTGAGGCAGTAGCCGCTGGTGTACGGAACGCCTTCGCAGATGCACTCCGCGCCAATGGCCGCGTCAAGGGTGCAGGTCGTCGCCGGTCCTGACGGCCATTCGGAGGTGTCCACGGGCGACCACGGGCTGCCCCCGCCGGATGACAAGATGATGTCGCGGAGCTGCTTGCGGTGCGTGTCCCAGTCGTCGGGGTCCGAGCTCCAGCTTTGCGGCTGGTTTCCGTAGCCGCCTGGGTTGTTCATCTCCCACCATGCGAGGGGCACGGCGTTGGCTACGATCAAGTCGGTTGCAGCGGAGTTGATGGCGTCCGCCATCTTGACGTAGTGGAGGTCCTGAACGCCACGCCGCCAATGCTTGTAGCGCAGCGAGACGATGGGGCCGTCGATGCCGTAGTTGTTCGATGCGGGGAAGTCCTGGTCGAAGTCGCGCCCGGGGTACATAAGCAGGCCGTCGCCGTTGCTTGTGATGGAGCCGCGCTGGCCCCATTGGTCGTCTTGGCAGTAGCCGCGATCGCACGTCCCGCCCCCGGTGCATGGGTCGCCGTCCACGCCTGACGTGTCGCAGGTCTGCCCCTGGGGGCACTGCATGTCCACGGAGCAGTCCGCCCCCGAGCCCGAGCAAACGCCCTCGCAGACATCCTTGACACGGATGCCAATGTTCCACGCCGACTCGAATGGGTCGCGAACGCCTTCGCTCGAGGAGTCGCCGCGAGAATCGGAGTTGTTGTAGTCGCCGAAGCTCTGGGGGTCCTGCCAGTAGTTGACGGACCAGATCCAATACTTCTCGAGACCGAGCTTGTACGCCGCCCACATCGCCTCGCGGAGCGCTACGCCTTCGTCTTCGACGGCATGGCTCCCGATGAGCGGGCGCTGGCCGTTGTAGCCGTACATGCGGCCCGCCGGGAGAATGATGTCGCGGCCCTCTTGGAAGCTGCTGTCGCACGTTCCGGCGCAATCGCCGTCCACCGTGCAATATGTTTCGCTCTGCGGGTCGATGCAGTTGCCGGTCTCCTGTCCAAACAGGCCCCAGCCTGGCTGGAAGAACATGACCGGGGCCGCCTGAAGCGTGACGTTGGTCATGTCGTCGTAGTGCTGCGGCGGCTTGGTGATGAAGGTGTCGAGGCCAGAGCCGCCCGACGTCATCCACGCGCCCCATTGGTCGTAAATCGAAAGGTTGCCCGTAGACGGCTCATCGATGAGATACAGGAACAGGTCCGCGTCCCAGTTGCCCGATGACGCCTCGCTCATCCACGCGCTGGCGTAGGCGTTGACAGCCTCGCTCGTGACGCCCGCGTCGCCCCCGGTGCAGTTGCCTGCCGCAGCGCACCAGCTCGTATACCACTCCGCGCCCCCCTGGGGTCCAATGGCGTGCGTGTGGACGCCCCGCATTTCCCCCGGCCCACGATAGCCCTGTGCGGACGTGAAGAGGTCGCCGTCGAGGCGGTCGCGTTGCCCGGACCTCATGTTGCCGGGAACCGTGTTGTCCGCCCCGATGAGGTCGATGCGGTGGCGGTGCGCGACCTTGAAATACCGATTGATGATCGTGTCCGCCGTCGCGGTGGGGTTGAAGAAATTGGCCTTGCCCTGGTGTTTCCACCGAACGTAGCTGTCCTGAATGAACGAAAACGCCGGGACGGGTCCGGGCGTGTCCGGCATCGTGCGGTCATGGACAACCACGCGAACCGGGATCGCAATCTGCGCCGCGCCGGGCTCGTCCACGCGAATGTTCCCGGTGTACGTGCCAGCGGCGAGCGAGCGCGGGATCCAGATGTCGGCCCAAATGAGCTGGCTGTTCCCGGCCTCAACGTTGAACGCGCCGTCGGCATCGCTGCAATCCCCATCGGCACACACGAGCGGCACGGCGATGTCGGGAAACTTTTTGTTGGCACCGGGGCGGTCGGCCCAGAGTTGGGTCCCTCCCGCGCTTTGCATGAGCGACGGGGCCGCTTGCTCGTTCACGAGGATGTCCCCGTAGTGGAACATCGAGATGCCCTCGATCTCGAGATACCGGACGTAGAACAGCTCGATGTCGGTCGTGGTCCAGTTGAACAGGTTGTTCCCGACGCGGGTTGGGTCGTGGAGAATGGCGCCGCCTGGTCCCGAGAGCGAGTCCATCGAGACGGTAACGCCGTTGACCGCCGTGGTTTCGGCTTCGAGCACGAGCGCGAACGACACTACCTCGTTCTGCATCCCGTCGAGGTCGATGGTCGGGATGGAGTCCTCGCTGTCGTACACCGCATTGACTTGAGGGAGCCCCGGAGTCTCGTCTTGCAAGACGGTTGTCTCGCCCGACTGCGCCCAGATCGCGCTGATGTCGCCTGGAGCTCCACCAATCGTCAACACCGTCCCGCCGTCCACGGCGGAAATGCACCCGTCGTCCACCCCATCGCTCCCGCACGCCGTCGAGGCGTCCTTGGCGTAGTGGTTGACCTCGTAATAGACGCCGGTCGCATCCACTGGAATCTGAAACGAGCAGTTGTCGGTCGCGCCTTCGGCAACGCAGCTCAGCGGTCGCGGGGTTTGCGTGGCGTCGCCGTTCCAAGTCGCATGGACAAACGAGCATCCGCGCACCGCGATGCCGTCCGCGTCCGTGGCCGTGATCGTGCAAGTGACGGTCCCGCCGGGGAGTGGGCTCGTGCTGCTGATCTGAAAATCGGTGATGGTCGGACCGCCCACGTCGGATGTCTCGTGACAGCCAACGGCAGCAAAGAACAGGGCGATTAGGGATAGGCGTTTCATACCGGCCTCAGTGCAAGAGATACGGTGGGGACGGTGTTGGGGAGGAATGATGCGTTTCACGAGATGATCATCCGGTTGTCGCGTTTGTCCAAGTTGTCATGGCCCCACCGTGAAATCGCTTCGGCCCGAGAGCGTTTGAATCTGCGACGTGTTGAGAAGCGCTCTGTTGCCGGATTTGTCTTGCGCCCAGCAATATCGAACGGTGTAGGTGCCACTTGGCGGAATCTGAATGTCGCAGTTGACGGCCAATGTATAGTCGGGTCGCTCACCTCGGCGCGCTCGTAGCACTGGAGCACGTCGCCGCCTGGCCCGTCGAAAATGCAACCTGCGTGATCGATCCCGCTTTCAGAACCGCTAGGCCAGTTGTCGTCGGCGGTGACGGTCACCGTCTCTAGCATTCCTGGCGTTGCAGGGTCGGGCGGAAGCTGAACCGCCGTGATCGTCGGCGTTCGCGAATCAGAGCCAGGTGGCCCACTGCCGGATGTCAGCGTGATGCCGTTCGCCGTGTAGTATTCCGGAAGGTCAAAACGATAGACCCCTCCATCTTGGGCGACAATGGAGACGGAGGTTGTCCACCTGCCGCCGTTCGTAAAAAAGTTGTTCTCGTTTGAGTGATACCAGTTTCCAGAGGCGCGTTGCTGCGGCAGCGTGATCGTGCAGCTCCAAAACCCGTCGTGCTCGCCGCCAACGCACTTGGCGGGCCACCCGTAGCCTTGCAGGAGATAGGTCGCGACATCCGCCTGGTCGTTGACATAGTCGTGCCAGGTCGTGATGTACGGCCCTGGAATCGGATCAATGGTGCGGAAGATTGCGATGTCGTCCAGGTCTTGGGACCAAGGCGAAGGACAATAGCCGCCCGCATTGCACGTCGAGACGCACTCTGTTGTGTTTGCACATGTCGGCTCCTCTTGTCCGACCGGGCAATCGCAATCCACTGCTGGATTGTCCGCGCAGCTTCCGCCTGGGTGGCAAAAAGCGTCGTTGTTGTGCTTGCACCAATAGCCGTCGAAGAGTCCGCGCTCGCATTTCTGGACGAAAAACTCGACGTGCAATGGGCTCCGAATGATTTGGTCAACGATGAATCTGACGCCGTCCTTTCCACCCACGACGTTTGATTGCTCCCCTCGACGCAGTGCGCGGCGGTTAGAACCGCGTGCGGTCCGACCGCAACTCCACTGCAAGCAGGAACCTTAACAGTGCTCATGGAGTCAGTCGCAGCAACGCCAAAATAAACGGCCAGGACAGTTAGAAGCTCTGTCATGTTACCACCGCACCGAAACGAGCGCGTAATCGACCGTGTTTACCACGGCAGTGACTTTGATATAGACCATAGTGTCTGCCGGAATCGTTCCGTTCGTAATATTTAGACTGGCGTCGCCTCCGGTGGCGCCTGTGGCGATGCCGGAAATGATTGCGTTGTTTACGGTGTCCCATTCGAGAGAGGAGTCGGCGGGTTCCGTGTGAATCTCCATGTTAATGAACGGGTTGCCCGAGCCGAGTACGGCGCATCTTGCCGCCGTGATCGTGATCTCCTCGTGCGTCCGGAACCACGGAATCACTTCCAGGGCGACTGGGTTTTTAATCGGGATGTCCTTCGTGCCGCCACCTCCGCCACCGCCGCCTGAGATCGCAACTTCCGCCACGTCGCCGACCTTTTGCACGGTGACGTTTGAACTTGTGTACTCGATCGTCTTGCAGCCTATGGCGCTTGTCGATCCGTCTGAAATCGTCGGAAGCACGCCAAACCCGCTGAGCTTATGTTTTGTGCCGTCCGCCTTTTGAAGCAGAAAATCGTCGCTTGCCTCCAGAGTCCCCTCTGGCAACGCGCTGATGTCTTGCACTTGGGCAAGCGAAGCAAACGGTCCTCCTGGCAGATTGCCGTTCTCGTCTCGCTGAACGATCGCAAACGGGTCTGTCCCGCCGATGTCGATGTCTGCGAGCGCATCGGACAGCTCGACGGACGTGCCAAACAAGTTGGTGAAGCCGATGGTTAGGACTTCGAGCTGCCCGGAACCGTTGACGCCGATGGTAACGCCATCGACTTGAATCCCGATTTCTTGGACCGTGCCACCGTTGTTGTGCCATAGCCGCTGCGTTTCGGAGTCGTAGTAGAAAGGCTTCCCGTTGAAATCGCCAACAACGGGGTCAGCGGTGCCCGTGGCGTCGCCTACTTCAATGTCAGAGCCGCCACCGTTCGCCGCAAGCCACTCAAGCGCGTCCGAAACCGTCCCTGCCCCGCCGTCTACCGTCGAGTCGTTGGGGATGTCGTCGGAGCCCTCGATGCCAAGGGTCGCCCGCGCCGTGGCGGCGTCAGCGTCGTCGAGCAGCGTTTCTGCGAACGCGGAGATGTTTGCGTTGTCGGATGGCGTTCCGGTGAGCGCGGAGAAAGACCCGCCGCCGCTATTGGCGGCCAGCCATTCAAGCGCATCCGAGACAGTCCCCGCACCACTGTCTACCGTGGAGTCGTTCGCAACGGTGTCGGACGAAATAGACGGGTTTGAGGCGTCTCCACCGACCCACGTTTCAAGGTCGTCGAGGAGGTCGGCGTCGGCCGTCATGTTGCGGTCGTTGACAAGTGCGTCGAGCTCCGCGAGGTTCGCAAACGGCGACCCACCGCCGCCCCCGGTGTACCGGCTTGGGTCGATGGTTTCCGGCCCTGCAACCGACCAATCGACAAAGAGCGCATTGATCGCTTGCAGGTCGTCAAACTGATCTGTGAGGTTGATGTCCGTGATCAGGGTGTCGAGAACCGAAAGCTGAACCGGCTCCAAGTCCTCAAACCCGGTGTTGTGCGGGTTGCTTGCGACGACGTGCGCGGTGAAGGCCGTAAGGTCAACTTTGGTGCCAAGAGCCGAAGCAATAGGACCGCCCGATACTTTGTCGGTGTCGCTCGTGTTGGTGACGTTTTGAAGCGAAAGAGCAGTCTTGGCCTCAACGACCGTCAGGCCCTCGATTGTTGTCGGGCCCGTGAACCGCGCAAACTCAAGCGCGTTGGGGCTGTTTGCGGTGTCTACGCTTCCGCCGCCGCCGCCTGCGGGCGTGGCCCAAATGCCGTCGCCGCGCCAAAAGGTGGAAGCGCTCGCGTTGGTGCCGCTGTTGAGGTTGCCAACGGGCAAGTCGCCGGTGATCTCGCTGGTTAGGTCAACATCGTCGTTTTTGTCGCGTTTGGCGTTGAGCGCGACCTGCGTATCGTCACTGATTGGCTTGTCGGCGTCCGCCGTATTGTCCACATTGCCAAGCCCCACGTCCGTCGCGGTGACGTTGTGCGGGTTGCCCGTCGTGACCGATGTGTGCGGGACGTTCGCGTCGTCAATGTTCGTCGCGCCCTGGTCCGCGGTCCAGTCGATGTGCTCGTTGGCCTCGAACCCCGGAAGCGTGTCGTGGTTCAGCGCCGCGATGGCTGCTGCGTTGGCTGCGACGTCGGCATGGTCCGAGCCGTCGCCTACTGCGTGCGCATCGCCCGTCGCGCCTTCACGGAGTTGAAGCAGCGTGAAGGTGTACCACGCGTCGTTGTAGCTGTAGAGGCCGCCGACGGCCCCGGCGTATGAAACCGGGATTTCGAAATACACGCCGGACTCAATTGCGGGGCCATCGACGATCCACTGAATGGCCGCCGGTTCGCTTGCGAGCAAAAATCCGTTTGCCTGTACGAAAAGCCGGTCTCCCGCTCGCAGTTGCTGAAAGATCGCGGTCGGCACCGTGCTCACGCTCTGCAGGTTGATTCGGATCGCAGTCGTCCCCGCCACGGTGACGTCGTTGACCAGAAACTTCCCCTGAGCGGGAGCCTCTGCGCCCGTGTAGACCGCCTCGACCTGCCACGAGCCAAACCCGCCCGAGGTGTATCCAACCGACGCGCTGTTCGCCGCCACCGCCGCCACCGCCGCATCGTCGTATGCGTTGGTGTCGGCTTCCGCTTCGTACAGCGCTTTGATTTCCGCGCCAGTGAGGTCGGCCGTCGCGCCATCCTCAACGTTGAGCAGTCCCCGAACCTGTGCCGCCGTCAGTTCTTCGCTTGCCCCGCTCCCGGCCGTCAGCCGCCCGAGAATCCGGTCCTGGGCAACATTGCTGACGACATCGACGGTCTTGTTCGCGATGTTCGTCTCAAGCTGCTCAAGCGCCGTCGTGACAGACCCCAACCCACCCGCAACCGTGGAATCGTTGTCGATCTGGTCTGAGGTGTAGTCACCGGGCTCTGCCGTGACCACGCCATCGCGGCCAAAGACGCTATCGACCGGAGCGGACCCAGGGGCCACGTTGATGTTGACTTGGCCCGAGCCACCGTCCGCCGCCGTGATCGCGCCTGTGAAGTTGAGCGTCGTGGCCGTGCCGACGATTTGCACGTCGTCATCCTCGACCGATACAGACCCCCCGACGCCGGGCAGGTTCAAAAGCTGCGACCCGTCCACGGCCGGAAGCCCTGGCCCGCCCCCAACGTTTTCGAGCTGGACCACGTCGCCAATCGCCGAGCCCACGTCTTCGACCGCGGCCGTGCCGAGCCCGAGTGTGGTTCGCTGGGCGGCTGGGTCCGCGTCGTCGATGAGGGCCGCGCCCGCGGTCGAAATGGTCGAGACGTTGGTGAGCTTGGCTTCGTTGTCCGCTACGATGGCCGCGTCGTCGTATGTGACCTTGGCGTTGTTCGCGACGGTGTCCGACTCCATCGTATCGAGGTTCACCGCTTGGGTGACCGTGATGCGGTCGGTCTTCGTCTTGGCGCTGGTGGCGTCCGATTGGGCTGCCGCGGCGTCGAGAAGCGCCTGAGCCGCGGACGATTGAGCAGCGGTTGTCCGAGTGTCGAGCTGGTTCAGCGCGTCATCGACAAAGGCCCCGGCGACGTTCGAGTCGTTGTCGACCTGGCTTGCCGCGTAGTCCGACTCTTCGGCTGCGACGACCCCGAGGCGCCCGAAGACGCTCGCGACCGGGGCGGCGCCTGGCGTCACTTCCACGCGGATTTGATTCGGCGACGGCTCGGTGACGACGACGGACCCTGCAAAGTCGATTTCGGTGGCCGCGGTCGTGAGCGGAACCGTGTCGTCTTTGATGGTGAGGTCGGTGCCGCCCGGGGTGACGTCGGCAACGGTCGCCAGCGGATTTGCTCCCGTCGGGGCGTTGGCGTTGTCGAGGGCGGCTTGCTGGTCGGGGGTGAGGCTGACGCCGTCGGCCCCGGCCGGGCCCTGGGGCCCTTGCGGGCCTTGGGCACCGTCTGCGCCTGCGGGCCCTGCGGGGCCCTGGGGGCCGATGGGGCCTTGGGGTCCCTGGGGTCCAACGAGGGAGTCGGCAAAGTCCTGCTGGGTGCCGCTGTTGCCCGCCGCGATCCACGCTTGATAAGCGCTCTCGCCCGGGTCTCCGTCGGCGCCGTCTTGGCCTGCGGGCCCGGGGTCCCCTTGAGGCCCTTGAATGGTATCGACCTGGCTGGTCGGCACCTTTCCGGACGCGTCGAGGCTTGCGACGCCGTTCGGCGCGCCTTTTTGCGACAGTTGGACGTAGCGCGCGTCCCCTCGCGCGTCCGTGTGATACTGCGGGTGGTCGTCGTCGGAGAGGCCCGTTTGCGCCCCGTGGTCCACCGCTTGCCCGTCCACCACCGAGGACGGGTTGTAGGTTTCGATCGAATGCGTGTCACCGTCGGCGAGAGAGAACCCGGCGGAGTCTTTGGTTTCCGCGGGGTCGACCGCGATTTCTTGATACGCGGTGTGCCGGACTGTCCCTGTGACGGTGTAAAGGCGCGCGCGCCCCTCAAAGCGAATGTAGACCAGGGACCCCGCTACGAGCTGGTCGAGCACGTCGGCGACGTTGAGCCCGCCCACGAAATGGCTGACGTCCAAACGGTCGCCCGCGGCATTGGTCTGCCAACTGCCAACGCCGGGATCGGCAGACACGTCGGCTTCAATGGACGCAAGTGTCCACTCCCCGATCCCGGGGTTATCGATGGGTACTTGAATGGACATGGCCTCTACGGGACTGGGGTGTAGACTTTGAACCGCGTCTTTTCAGAGCGGAACGGAATTCCAGCGGGCGCGGTTCGGCCTCGCGCCTGGCCTTCCCACCACCCCGGAGTCTCGGCGACACCATCGCCGCTTTCGGGGGTGTAGACGATCTTGGCGCCCGGGCTTATCCAGATGCCGCTGGTGATGACGACGGATTCGCCCGTCGTGAGGTTGCGAAACCGAAACTCGAGATCGACGGCGTCCGCGAGCTCGGAGTCGAGCATGGGTTGCCCGTTGCGAAACACGCGGACGTCAATCTGCTCGCCTTTGTGGCCCACGTAGAGCTTCGGAATCACGCGCAGCCTTTCGGCTTGGCCGCCTGTTCGTCGATCCGGTCGAGGATGAGCTGAATGCCCTGATTCAACGTCTCGACGACGGTTGCGGTATTGAGGCTCGCCACGTCGATCGCGCCAAGCACGCCGCCCATGGTGCCCGGATCGTTGTTCTCTGCCGTGATGGCGGACCAGATGGCGTCACGCACAAGCCCGTCCACGAGCACGACGTCGAGCTCGCCGGCGCCGTTTCCGCCGACTTGGCGAAGATGGCACTTGAACTGAAACGATGTGTCTGGCGCTTCGGAGAGCAGCGCAAAGTCGCCGTAGCTCCCCGAAACGTCCGGGTTTTCGACGAGCGTATGCGCGGCGTCGGCGTATGCGCCCCATGTTCCCGTGGCCCAATCGGTGAGCCAAAGGCCCGTCGCGAGGTCTTCGAGCCGCGCTTCCACCGTGGCGCCAGGGACGACGCCGTATTGCGTGAGCACGGTTCCCACGTAGACGGGTGTGCTTCGAAATCCGAGGATGCTCATACGTAATTCACCATCGTGACGATCCAGTAGTGGGCCGGGCAGATTTTCAAAAGAAGCTTTTCAAATTCCGCGCGCCGCGCCGCGGGCACGTCCGCCAGCGTCCCGAACGTCTGGCCACCGAAGTAGAGAAAGAAACGCCACAAGTCGGGGTCGCTTGGAACGGGCCGCGGCGCCGCCAGGGTTAGATCCTTGTTCCAGAGGTACATCGGATCGTTGGCAAGGTATCGGTTGCAGACGACATCCGGCTCGCCGCATTCGATGTTGGTGTCGCCGCACTGGTTCGTTCCGATCAAGGGGACGTTGGTGTAGTCACGCGGGTCGTGCGCGACATTTCCAGACTGGTATCGGTAGATCGCGTCGTTCGTCTCGCCAAGCATGAAGGTGTACGAGGGGCTAACCAGAATCTCGTTTGGAGACGTGTCTTCTGCAGTGAAGTCGTAGACGAGCGACGGTGTCCCCGCCGAAAGAACGTCGTAGGGAGTGGACAGCGGCCATGCGTAGAGCGTGCCATCTGCGCCGAGCGTGTAGAGCGTGAGCCCGTCATCGGCGATGTCCGCGCCTATGGTCTCCGCCTGAAAGCCAAGCGTCCCGATTGCGCCCTGAAGCGTCATGCCCGGAACCCAATCAAGCGGGTGCGTCTGCCACCACTGCACCTCATTGTCGCCGTCGCCGACGATGTAAAGATCAAGGACAAAGAGCGACGGCCCGCCGACGCGGATGGAGCGGATGTCTTGCGGGTGGAAACCCGTGTCCTTGAAGTCTCCGCTGTAGCTCATGCCCGAGAGCTCCCAGCGTGGGCCGTTGGAGTAGACATAGACGACGCCGCCCTGTCCGCCGATGAACATGAACTGGCCGCCGTCGTCGAACGCGATTGCTTCGGGGTTGGCCTCTTGTGCGGCGACGGAAAAGGTGGGGCCAGCGACCGCAGAGCTCAACTGGTAGGGCACTGTCAAGTTGATTTGCCGCACGGTTGTCCCATCGAGCGTGAACAACCGATCGCCTGACGCGCTCATCGCAAACGCGGTCACGGTGGGCTGGACCGCTAGAAAGTCCCCCGTATATTGGAGCCCGCCCTGGCTGTTCCACTCGTGGATGTAGACGTCGGAAAACCCCGCGCCTTGCACGATGTCCTGAAGGTAGCGGGGCGACTGGCCCCCTCGAAGCGATGCCCATGCTGCCGCGATCGCGTCGCGCAAGTCCGACTCGAGCGCGGGGCGCGTAATGTCGAACTGCCGTACCCATTCGTCGAGCTCGCGCGTGGTTTCGGGACGCAGGTCCTCGTGAACCTGGTCCACCACCAAACGCGCCGCGCTCCCGACGGTCGAATACCCCTCGAGGTAGCGGCGCAGCATCCGATCGGCCACGAGATTCCATGCCCTGCCCGTGGGCAGAAGCCTGCGAAACGTCTCGAACATTTACCCAATCACGCCGAACGACGCGATGTAGATTCGATGCGTGCCCAAGCGGAGGTCAAGCTCCGCCGTTCCATTGAGAAGCCGCACGTAGATGATTTCGCCGCCCTGAAAGAGGCTTGGAGCCGCCACGAAGTTGTCAAACACGGAATCGTACGTCGCAAACACGGTGCCGACCGCCGCGCCTGTATAGAGGTCGGGGCTGAACTCCAATCGAAGCCAGTTGCCTTCAAACGTCTCAACATTCGGCGACGGGCCAATGATGGTGGTGTGCGTGATCGCCGCGTTGTTGAGCAGGACGTTTCCAACGTACTTGATCGGAAACAGCTTTAGGAGCGCGTCGAGGTAGTCACTTGCGCCCACCTCGTCCGGAGATCCAGAAGGCAAAATCCCGGCCCTTGCAAGAAGCGCTTGCTGGAATCCAAAGTGGTCGTTGACCCAGCGCTCCTCGAGCGGGGTGCCCGTTCCGTCTCCCGGCACGGTGACGTTCTTCGCTTTGCCGTGCGGATAGCCGCCATCTCCGGTCGTGATCTGCCCCGCATACTCGTCTGACGGTCGAATGGCCATTGAAGTGTCCCCTTAGATGAAGTTCACGGCACCGAGCTTTGCCCGCTCGCCGTGCCCGAGGTTGTAGGCAGACACAGGAATGGTGCCCTGCTTGAGCGTGACGCTCGTGGTCGTCGCCCCAAGCGCGTTGGCCGCCTCTGCGACGATGCCAGAGACTTCGGATTCCGTGATTCGGTCTTTGCGTGGAAGAACCGAGAGGCCAGCGATGAACGGCTCACGCGTGCGAAGGTGTTCGTCAAGCGCTTCCTCGATGGCGGTCTCCGCCGCGCCTTCGTCGTCTGCAATCAGTCCCACCACGTCGACGTTGAACGCCGATCGCGCAATCGAGCGGACGTTGACCACCACGCCCGCGGGCCGTCGCGACGCAAGCCCGGCCTGGTCAAACTCGATTGCGGCCTTCACTTCGTCGATCTGCGTCTGCGTCGGGAACCCGTCGGCGCTCCCGGAGCTCGCCTCGGTCGCTTCGATGTATACGTCCATTTCGTTCGGAGCCCCGGTGTAGACGTAGACCGACTTGACGCCCCCCACGGTTCGCGCCCAAACCCGATAGTCCGTGTACGCGCCCCCTTGCGGGGGGAACTGCGTCCGCTCGAGCACCCGCGCGCGGTATTCTTCTTCGGTCTCCCCCGCCGCCCCGGTTGTCAGAAGCGAAAGCACGGTCGCATCCGTCCCCACGTCGGCGAGCGGCAGCGCCCACTGAAGCACGTCGCCCGTAGCGCGGTTTCCGATTTCACCCGCGCCGCCCCCGCCCTCTTGGTCCGCCACCGGGCGAACGACGACGGGAACGAGCGGGCCGGTGAGACTGGTGCTCGTGACGACCGTATAGGTCACCCCGGACGGCGCATGCACCAACTGGGTGCCCGCTTCAATCTGGCCTCCGGTCTGAAGGACCGTCGGAAGCACCGTGAGCTCCGCACGGGTCGCCGCCACGGGGTCTCCGACGCCGAAGGCCCGGCCCCACTCGACCAACGGCCGAACGGTCTTCCCGTTGACGACCGTTTCGTCAAAAGACGCATGCGCCACGAATTGCTGGAGCAGCATCCAGCCGGCGTATTTGTAGACGATGGTGAAAAACCCCGCCGACGCCTTTGCAAGCACGCGAGAAAACGACTTCGGCAACAGCGGGAACGTCTGCGAAATCGCGCCCTCGATTTGGGCGAGCAGGTTGTCGGCCACCTCTTGCGTCGGCGGCGTCACAAACGCGGTCATCCCCACGCCTCGAGGTATTCAAGCGCGTACCGCTCATCGCCGACGAAAATCTCCGGCTGTAGAAGGACGAGGTTCACATCCTGAAGCGTTGCGGTTGCGTTGATTTGGTTCGCGAAGTGTCGAGTCATCCAGGCCAGGTCGTTTCGCATGGCGTCTTCGAGCCGCAGAAGGTTCGATGGGGTGGCGGGAAGCGACTTGAGCGCGTATTGAGTTTGGCTTCGATAGCGGTTGTCGGCGTCGGGCTCGTCGAGATTGCCCCACCATTGCAGGCGCTCGTCCCTTGGCAGGCCGCTGTCGCGCTCGTTGCCGCCGAAGAGCGAGAGGTAGGCAGCGGTGACGATGCCGGCCTCCATCGTGATCGCGCCATTGACAATTTCGATGTTGCCGCCGTCCGGCGTATGGAAGAGATAGACGTCGGTCATTTGTCCACGAAGAGCCGTTTCGAGGCTACGGTTTGGACGGCGGGCTTTTGCGCGGTTGCTGCCGACTTCAGTGCCGCGCCCCCGTCCATTGGGGAGACCGTCCACCCGCTGAGAAGGTCCCAGAGGCGCGCAAATTCTTCATCGACGCGCTCTGCGGTCGGGACGGGTTTGTCCGCGTCATCGGCGCCGGCGCGAATGGGGCCGCCGCTTGTCAGGTAGAGCACGCCGACCACGTTGCCGTCGTCGTCGCGCGCGTAGAGGCGCTTTTCGCCGGGCCCTGCCGTGCCGGCGTTCCTGGTGTCGATGTAGCCCACGACGGCATAGGCGCCGGAGCCCGGGGCTTGCGCTGCGAAAAGCTTGTCGTCGCGCAATGGATGGGCGTCGTCCCCAGGCGGCGCGAAGTGCTCCGCCGTGAGATTCGGCTCTCCGCCCGGGTCAAATTTGGTTTCTGCGACGTGGCGGCCCTGTACGAGGGTGCGGACGAACTCGAGGACGGTGCCGATCAGTCCCATGGGAGCACCGTCGGGATCTCTCCGGCGAATGTTCCCGGGAGCGTGACGCCAAGCCGAACGGTGGTTTTCGATCCGTTCTGTCGGAAAAAGGCGTCGCGGACTTGGAGTGAGGTTTCGCGGTAGATCATGGCCTTCGGGGCTTCGAGCGTCAGGATGTCGGCCGGAGCCCACAGCGCGCCGTTTTGTGAGCGCCACGTCGGGAGCTCGTCGAGGACCCACGCGGCCGCGTTGCCAAACATGCGCGCCATCTTGGCTTGCACGGCGGTCGGAAGGTCCGCGCTACTGGTGTCGTCCGCGGAGAACGAAACGGGGCGAACCACGCCGAGATGGGGGTTCTGGACGGTGTATCGCGACCCCCGACTCCGCGACTTGGCGCGGGAGATGCCGGTGATTTCGCTGTAGTACTGTTGCGGGGAGAGCGCCGCGACCACGCCGCCCAACGGCGGATGATTCGCCTTCAGGCGTGCCACGGTCGGCCCGCTTCCCTTCGGCCGCCAAAACCGCATGGTCCCGTCCGGCGTGTCGGTGATGACCATGTTCCGCTGCCGAGCGAGTTCGGCCAAGAAGCTCAGATGCTTCTGCTCCGGCTCGAGCGCGACGCGGCGATAGGGCCGGTCGTCCTCGGCCTCGACGGCCACCTTCACGCCAAACGGCTCCGCCAGTCGCGCAAGAATCTCCGACAGCCGGAGCCCGTTGAACTCGAGAGGAAACTTGCTCGCCGGCGCGTTCTGGTCCGCGAGCCACGCGGGGAGCGAAAAGGCCGAGCACGTGACCGTGCTCGAATCTTTGGCGCTTGCCGGGTCCACCCCCACCAACGTGCCCGTGAAGAGCGGTGCGTCGTCCACTAGGATTTGGAGGTTTTTGTAGGTGAACGGCCGAAACGTGTCGCGGAAGACTTGCTTGTCGGGCTCGAAGATGGACGAGAAGGTGCAGGTCGAGAAGTTGTCGATCGAGCGCTGAATCTCGAGATCTTCCCACGCCTCCCATCGCCGACCGTCGATGACGACCGCGACGTCTTCAGGCATAGATTCTCAGCTCTTTGCCGCGAGGCAGAAGCGTGATTTCCTGGCCCGTGAGGCGGTTTGAGTCGATGAGGAAATCGAGCTTGTCGTCAATGCTCCCGTAGTACTCGGCGCACACATCGATGATGGTGCGAGGGCGATCGAGCACGATGCGGCGCTCTGGAACGAGGGTGAACGAGATTTCTACCAAGTAGCCCACCGTCGACGCCACGGCGCTTTGGAGGGCTTGGTAGGAGGCGCCGGGATCGATCTCGGCAAGTGTGTCAAACCCCGCTTCCCGCCACGCGACGACGGCATCGAACTGGACTTGAATCGTCTCGGCCGTCTCGATGGCTTCGGGCTTTGACAGGAACGTGTGATTCACCGCCGACTCCGCCATGCCAGCCACCGCGTTCGTCGCTGTGAAGTCCGACGCGTGGAAGTCGTTCGAAATACGGACGCGCTCTCTCACGAGCGGCGACAGAAACGGGTTGCCGGCGTTGTCCTCGAGGATGTCCCGAAGCAAGTCGGCGTATCCGAGGATGCGGTCTCGTATGCCGATGAGCGCCGTGGCGGGCGCCTTGATGAGGTTTGAGACCTGTTGCGCGAGGTAGACGGGGTTCCCAATCAGGACGTCGAGGCTCGAGTTGATGGCGCTCTGCGCGTCTCGAAACTGCCGGTTGATTTCGGTGGCGGCTTCCGTGGGCTTCGACAGGCGCTTGTCGATCTCGCCGATCTTTTTTCGCATCGTCGCGATGACGTTTTGCCGGGCGGTCGCGGTTCCGAGGTTGAGCGCGTTGGCGTACTGCTCTCCCGAAATCCTCCCGTGCTCCTCGAGCGCGGTCATGGCTACGATCTTTCGATCGGCGGACGCGCGAGGATAGATCTCGATCAGCGTCTCCCAGAACGTCAACTCGACGACAGTCTGGTTTGCCCCAGTCACAAGCGGGTCAAGCCGCTTCTGGTCCCCCAGCCAAACCACGTCGGCGGTTCCGTGGATTGGGTGCTCCAGCCGCCCGACGCCCGGCTCTTCGAGCGCGGCCTCAAACGTATTGGCCGCCAGGTCGTGCTCCGAGCCCGAAAAGAAGCAGCGCAGCGGAAACCGTCGCGGCCCAACGCCGTCTTGCTGCACGTATCCGCCGTCCACGCCGGCAAACTCAAAGACCGAGCCGCGTCGCTGCACCTCTTGAGTAATGTCCTGGTACTCGAACGGGATTCGCGTCCCGCTTGGCGAGGTGTAGGCCGCCTCGCGTAGTCGTCCTTCCCAGGTCACTCAGAACGCCCCCGACGGCGAAAGCTTCGGGTGAACCGTCGACCCTTTGGGTTTCTTGGTGACTTCGGCGCGGCCGGTGTCGTCCAAGATCTTGATCTCAAGCACCGACGGCGGTTGCTGGTTCGCCGGCAAAAGCGGCGGCGTGACGGGCGCGACGTAGTTCCTGGCGAACTCGGGGTCGACCGTGCGCGGGCCGCTTCCGTCTGTCCCCGAGTAGGCGTCCACCCGTTGCTGGTCCGCCATCCGCTTCCATTCCTCGTATGCCTCGCTCCCGACCCCCAGCTTGTAGCCCGCGATCCAGTCCTCGAAGACGTGGGTGGCTTCGCGCCATCCGCCGGCGGGGTCCGAAGCCATCGACACCAGAAGGCTCTGGTTTTCCCGAATCAGCTCCGTCGTGAGCTGCGTAATCTCGCGCAAGTCGTCCTTGTATCCCTCGAACACCCCCACGCGCACCGCTTCCCATGCGCTCTTGAGCTTGACGACGTCGCCTTGCAGTGTGTCGAGGCGAAGCTCGGCCATCTCTTCGGCCTTGCCCGACGCCTTGGTGAGCTCGGCCGAGAGCGCTGAGAACTTCCCCGACTCGAACAAGTCTTTGAGGTTCGTGGCCGCCTTCTGTCCCCGGAGCCCAACGAGGTCCGCGAAAAACGCGACAACCTCGAGATTTCCACCGGACTTCTGTGCGGCCTTGCCGAAGTCCGAAAGCAGCATCGGCAGCGGCACAAGGTCGCCTTGCGAATCCTTGAGCTGGACTCCGAGGCGCTTCATGCGATGTTCGAGGCCCTTCGTCGGCTTCGCAAGCTTCGTGAGCATCGTGTTCATCGCCGAGCCGGCGACGGACGCATCAAGGCCCACGTCTTGCAAGAGCGCGACGGACGTGACGACGTCTTCGAACGGGATGCTGAGTTGTCGCGCGGTGCTCGAGACGTTGGAGAGCGACTCTCCGAGGCTTCCGATCGTGCTGTTCGTTCTCGCGCTCGCAAGCGCCAACACGTCGGCGACGTGCCCGGCCTGCGTTGCTTCGAGGCCCATGCCCTTGAGGGCATTGCTCACAACGTTGGCGACTTCGGCCATTTCGAGCCCCGACGCCGCGGCAGCGTTGAGGACGCCGGGCGTCGCGCTCAGAATCTGTTGATTCGAAAAGCCCGCCTTCGCGAGGATTTCCATCGCGTTCGCGGACTCCGTCGCGGTGAACTTCGTTGTGGCGCCAAGCCGTTGCGCGAGCGTGTCGAGCTCGGCGATGTCGTGTCGCGTGCGAAGTCCGACGGCGCCCACGTTTGTGATGGCTTGCTCGTAGTCGGCGCCGGCCTTGAGGAAGCGCGCGGAGCCGTACGCGGCCGCGGCCCCCGCCGCACCAAACGCGAGCGTCACCCGTGAAAGGGTGCGGGCGACGTTCCCGAACGCGCCGCTCACGTTGCGCGCCATGCGGTTGCCGGTGCGCTGGAACCGGTCCATCCGGCCCTGCATCTTGGCGACAGGGCGGGAGAACCGGTCCACCGCTTGGAATACCGTCTTCGTGGTGAAACGTCCGGCCATGGTTTAGCGTGTCGGCTTGGTTCGTTGCCGCAGAGAAGCCCGGTTGGCTTCGTAAAAGAAGCGGATTTGTTCCATCGTCAGCTCGCGCGCGTCCGGAAGCCCCGAGAAGTCCGCGCAGATTTGCGCGAGCATGGAGGCGTAGACGTGGAGCAGCGTGTGGTGTTTGAGGAAGAGATCCTTCCCCTCCGAAACCAGCGGCGTCCGGACCTTCAGGCGAAAAAAGGGATGGCGAGAACGCTCACGATCTTAAAGTCGCGGACGTCCATGTCGGCGAAACGGCTCGGGTGCTCTTTGCAGAGCCGCCCAAGCAACTTATACGACGCGCTCTTGCTTCCATCGGCAGCCATGAACAGCGATCCGGTGGGCTTGTGAAACTTGATCGGAGTCTGGTTTTCGTCGAACCGCGGCGTATACGTGAGCGCCCCGTCTTCCTCGAGAAGCAGGTCGCCCCGCGCCATCACCCGGACAAACGTCCGTTTCAGCCCCCTTAGCGATGCGCGGTCCGAGTCGTCGAGATCGTCGGTGTCGAGGTCCCACGTCTCACAGAGCCGCTCGAACTCTTGCTCGCAAACCGCGCGTGGGTGCTCTTTTCGGTCCGTCATCCCTGCCTCCGAAGCTGCCCAATTCCTTCGACGTTGAAGGTCGCCGTCGCGTCCTCAGTGCTTCGGCTCACCTTCCCGACGATGGTCCCGCGCCCTTCCCATACAACGTTCCCGGGGAACGTGAACGTGATGTCTTCGAACACGGGGCGATTGGCGCTTTCCTGCAATGCCTCTTGGTCGCCAAGCACGTCGTCGACTTCGACCTTGCAGTTTTCCGCGGACCAGTTCGTGCGCGGCATGACCTTTCGGCCACCCCCACCCCCATTGGGCCTCACTTCGGGCTCGTATCCGCCCACGAAAACGTCCAGGTCGGCGTCCGCCGCCATTTGATACGTGCGATTACCGATGCTCATTTCAACGCAACTGCCGCCGATTGGGTTCGACATGCTTCCCTCCCTATGCCGCCAGCGGCCGCTGGCCGTAGTTGAATCCGAAGTTGAACGTCACGCCGATTTGGTCGGTGTTGCCCGACACCTTGGCGGTCACTTCGATATTGAGTTGGTCCCCGTCCTGTTCATCGATCCACACGTTGATGGACGCCTTCGCGAACTCGGGGTCGGCGATGATCGCCGCCGCCGCCGCCGCGTCGATAATCCCCGCGACACGGGCCTTGGCGTGCTTTGGCTTGCGCGCCATTGGGTTGGTGACGCCCTCTTGGTCGTCCGGAATGAGCACCGCGCCCTTCCAGTCGTTGCCCTCGAACTCGTTCCGCAGCGCGTGGATGAAGTTCATGAGCTTGACGATCGTCACCACCTTTCGATACGGCGGCACGGGCTGCCCCGTCGGCGCGTAGAAGGTGATGATTTTGCTGAGGTGCACCTCGCCGTCGATGACCTCGATGGTCGACGCGCCGTCCTTCAGGGCGGTGTCCCGCGCGGTGAAGTCCCATTGATCGGAATCGGGCCCGGGCTCGATGCCCGTGGCAATCTGTCCCGCGTAGTCAACCGGAGGATTGTCCTGCGCGACCTTTGCGATGCGGGCGAGCTGTCGCGCCGCCACCACGAACGGAAGGCTCTTCGACCCGGGCGCCACGAGCAGGCTGTTTACGCGGTCGCTTGTTCGCACTTTGGAGACCGCCGTCGCCGCCGTCACGCTCGCGTCGGTGTTGCCGCAGAACGCAACCAACGGCCGCTTTTCGTTTGGCCCCCATCGCCCCTCGCCAAGCGTCCGAAGCGCGTCAAGCGCGGTCGTGTCCGCAACCTCCAAGCAGTTGAGGATGAACGGTGCCCACCCCGTGCCGAGCTGATTGATGGCAGGCGTGAGCGCCGGATTCGCCGCGCCGCCGGTCGGCTGCGTAATGGCAAACGTCATCCCTTCGGCGTCGCCAATCACCTCGATGTAGAGCCCGTTTCCGCTACTTCCCTTCCACTTGGCCGTGAAGTTCACGGTCGAGCCCGCGGCCACCCCAATCATGGGCTGCTCCAAGATGGCGTTGACCGCTTGCGCGGCTGCCGTGGAAAACGCGGCCGGGTCGGCGCCGACGCCAAGCGTGAACTGTTCGGACAAGATGCCGTTGATGGCCACGCGAAGCGTCGCCGAAGCGGTGAGCGTGCCGGTCGGGGCAATGGCCCCCGCCGCGGCGACCCCTGCCCCATCGTCGCTCAATGGGTAGACCCAGACCGGAATGGTCCCGACGCCGTCCCCGTTGACCGGCAGTAGTTCGCGGACGGCAAGGTTCGCGGGCGAGCCGTAGCCCACTCTGGCGCCGACTTCGTCTGCGGACAGTGGGCGGAACTTGTCGTTTGAGTAGACCGCCGCGCTTGCGCCTTGCGCGAAGACGTGAACTTCGATCGGAAGGTACAGGATCGTGTTTCGGCGGAGGTCCTGGAATTGGGTCTTGATGCCAACGCCACGCGCGATGGCCGTTGCTTCAAATGGCGGCATTGCTTAGTTCTCCTGAGTGAGGTCGAAGTTCGCGGCGAAATAGAGCTCGCCGTCTCCGCGTCGCTTCACCGAAAGCGCGATGCGTGAGAGTTCGGGGTAGGTGTTGAGCGGCGAGAACTCGCTGAGTCCCACCATGAGATCGATGCGCCCCCCGACGACGCGCGGGACAACGGCGCCGCCCTCGGTGGGACGGAAGACGTTTCGGGCTTGCACGCGGCGACTCCACACGATGCCCTTGAGCCCGAGATATTTGTGCTGGCTCGCCATCAACACCTGGCGAGTCAGCCTCATAGCCCTGTGCGCCTCGAAGATGGCCTCACGGTCGCCGGGCTTGTGGCCGCCGCCCACGACATCTTCGGCGATGCCGTAGCCGTAGCAGTCGATGTGATAGATCGCGTCGACCTTCGTGCGGTTGATGGCGTTGCTCGCCGAAGGGTCGTATTGGTCCGAGTCGTAAGCGATATGGACAATCGGCGGCTGCACCGTGAGCGCGCCTTCGTCGAGCGCAAACCCGTTCCACGGGTCGAATCGTTCGGTGCAGACCTTCAGCGACCACGGGGCCGGGTCTTTGCCGGCGTCCGCCGCGAGCGCTTTCTGGTTCTCAAACTCGGAGAGCAAGATCGCGCCAATCGCGTCCCGGACAAGCTCAAACGTGTCGGGGGCCTCGAGCAGATGGTCGATCATGGCCGGTAGGCTTGAAGGATGCAGAGGACCGCGCCGATCGTGCGGTCAATGCGCGACTCGGTTACCTTGTAGTGACGCTCGGTGCCGCAGAGGTCGGTAAACGAAAGCACCCACGGCTTCTTGGCCGCGTCGGTGACCCCGACCGGGGTGTCCATCTCGACGCTCGCAAGCGCGCGGAGCGAGATGAGCGCGGACGCGCTTTGCCCGGCAATCAGTTGCCCGGTTTCCGGGTCAAGGGTTTCGCCAATGTCCGAAATCTGCGCCTGCACTTCTGCGGAGACTTCGAACGGATCTGAAATCACCACGGGCCAGCCGTCGCCCTCCACTATGGATTGGAGGTCGAGGCTGGCCCGCTGTCGGAGGTTCATGCGCCCTTCGCAGGAACCAGAACGCCGCTTTGCACGTAGGCGTCAAACGAGGTCTGCCCGACGAACTCGGGAACCACCTCGTCACCTTCCACCAACGTCCCCTTTCGGGTGCAGTTGATGGACTTGCCTTCGGCAACCACGTAACGCTTCGGTTTCGCAGGCGCCGCCTTCGGCTTCTCTGCCGCCGTCTTGCGTTCAGGCATTAGAGAATGACGTCCATGCAACCGAACGTGTCGATCGCGGTCGGGATGCACAGCGGGCGCGCGCTGACGCTAACCATCAGGTTTTCGCGGTCGTCGCTAAGCCATGCGTTCATGATCATGTCCATGCCGCGCTCTCCATCGGAGACGCGCCGCGGGAGATAAGGGAGCACGCGCGAATCGGGCGGGCCGATAAGCGGGATGTTCCCCCAGGTGAGGTCGAGGCGTCCGTCGCCCATGACGATGACCTTGTCGTCCGCCATGTAGCGCGTGAGAACGCCCGTCTGCGGGTCTTTGTACTGGCCGGTGTAGGACCAGATTTCGAGGTTGTTTTGCCCCACGGAAATGGTCCCGTGGAACTTGCCGCCCGCGCCGCGGGTCTCCGGAGCTTGCAAGCCCCCGAGGTTGATCCGCCGGTTGTCGAGTAGCGCCCGAACGTCGTTATTCGCCAGAAACCCGGTAAGCGCCGCGCGTCCCATGATGACGCGCACAGCTTCGGCGCGCCCGTTCTGACGAATGAGGTCCGCGCGGGCCTCGAGGTCGGCAAGCGGATTGTTTGCGCCCGCCGCCCACGTTCCCGAAGCGTTGGCGAAATGCGCCGTCTTCGGTTTGAAGTCGATCGTGTAGACCGCGCTCCCGTTTTCGTCCGTGAGCGTGCACGTGCCGGTTTGAAGCACTTGCGCCGCCTCGAGTTCGACGGCTCGACGAACCTTCGCCTGAAGCCGCCGCGCGATGTCCCCGGCTGCCATCATGGCATTCGCCTGGAAGTCGGGGTCTTGGAACGGGTCTTGGCCTGCCTGGCGCTTGTTGAGCTCGAACGCGCTCACCGCGCCTGCCTCTTTGAAGACAGGCGGCTTGATGCGCTTGTTCGTGTACTCGCTCGCCTGGTTGAGCCGCGGCCCCACGGTGATGTCGTGCACCGCAACGGCGACGTCTTCGTCCTCTCGAAGAATGTCGATCTCGACCTCTTCCGAGTTGTGGAAGTTGCGCGGCGGGCTCGTGAAGAAGCCGGAGAGGAAGCCCGGGACTTCCGTGGTCTGCCGGTATGCCGTCAGCATCCGGCGTGTGAGTGAATCAGTCATGTGCCTTCCTTACTGGTTGTCCTGTTGGGCAAGCTGCTTGACAGGCTTCGCAACGATTCCGCTATCGCGGAGGTCGTCGAGTACGGCCTCATCCACGTTGCTCCCGTCGCCGTCGGCATCGATGATGAGACGGTCCTGGTTGACCGTTCCGCGAATGAGCACTGCCGCCGCCACGTCGCCCGCGCCCGTGGCTTCCACGGGGTAGGTCAACACGCCTTGAGCAACGCCGTTGCCGGCCGTGCTGCCGCCCTTGACGTAGATTTGCCACTTGAGCGACGTCGTGTTCCTCGCAAGGATCGTCCCCGCTGCGAGCAGGTCCGCGCCACCGAACGTGATGACGTGGTTTTCGAAGTCCCCTTCTTCGAGCGCAATCTGCCCGAGGTCGACGTTTTCGATGTTGAGATTAGCCATGGCTCACCCCCATGAGTTCCTCGAACTTCGACACCACGGCTTCGCCGAAGCCGCCTTCTCCGTTCGCCTTTGCTCCATCGGCCGCTTCGGCGACGATGGCCTCGTCGTCTTGGCGGGCCTGGATGTCGCGCCTGTTGATGGCCGCGGCCATGTAGGTCGCGACAAGTGTTTGAGTCATCGGCTCGCCGCTTTCGATGGCGGCTTCCGAGGTTTTGCGATCCCCCGACTGTTGGCCCATTTTGAGGTGGGCACAGACGCGGTCGCGTTCCTGTGTTACGCCCTCTTGCACCAGAGCAGCACACAGCTCTGGATATTGGGCTCGCAGTTTGTCGAGGTTCATATTCGCTTCCTCTGAAGGCTCGGCTTCAGCATTTGGGACAGCCCGCAAGGAAGGCCCTGCGATACCGTCAATCATCTTTCGACGCTTCGCTTCGGCGGCGAGGAACGAAGCCCCTCTGCCAAAGTCCTGATTCACCGTCGCCACGGTGGTTTTTCGCCCGCGCGCAATCGCATCGGCAAAAAGCTCGTGAATGGCGTCCAGCCACTCCACGACGACCGCCTTCCCCTCTTCGGTGCGCACGTCCGGCCGCTTGTCGGGGGACTCCGAATTCGTCAGGTCGACAAAATCGATGTGCGCGTTCTCGGTGGTCACCATGAACGACGCGGCAACGCCGACGCTTCCAAACATCGAAGCGGAGCTTGTTGCTTCAATGGGTCCGGCGACGGCTGCAATCGCATACGCGGCCGAAAACGCGCTCTCCGCCTTGACGACCATAGGTTTGTCGAACGCCTCGAACGCGGCAAGCGCATCGAAAAGGCCGTCCACGGTGCCGCCCGGGCTGTCGACAGAGACTTCAACACGCTTGATGTTCGGGTCGCGCCCTGCCACGTCGAGCGCCGCCTGCAGGTCAACGTAGGCCGTGTTCGCGCCGTAAAAGAATTGCGCGATCCAACTCGGCTTCTTGGTCAAGATTCCCTCGACCCGGATTTCTGCGACGTCGCCGGCAACCGTCAGGCTTTGCGGCCCGTCCCCGCGCGCCATTTGTTCCTCGAACGCGGCGAGCTGCGCTTCGGACGGACAGACCCCGCCTTGCTCCATCGCCCTCAGTTCGCGGAGCACGTCTTCCCTCATCAACCACCACATGGGCTAACCGGCCTCTCTTTCGTCGTCCTCGTCTTGGTCGCTGTCGACAAGCGACAGCCCGTCC